GTGGACGAGTTTTTAAGAAAGACTTTTTTAGATGAAACAAATGACAAACAGCTTCTTAAAATGCGTGATGCATTTATTAAAGAGTATGGTGGGACACTAAAAAGAAAAATCGATTTAACGACCGAGAGAGGACAAGATAGTTTTATAAGAAATTTAAAAAAAATATTTGGTCCACAGTTGGCTCACACTGCGCCGATAGGCGGTCAGTTAAGCTCTAAAGTAATTGGTGATTTTGCAGATAACATAAGAATAAATCCTGCCGCATATAATGTTCAACTACAAGTTAGAGTAGAGCGAGGTATACAAACACACTTTCGTAAATTAAGAAAGGCTTTGAAAAAAGGTAATAAAAAAGAAATACAAGATTTAATAAAAGTTTTAAAAAATTACGACAAAGTTTTTAATAAAAGAAATATGGGTGGTTTTTATAAAATACCTGAAATAGCAGGGACGCTTGATATTGAAGCTGTGTTAAAACGTAATGGTCTTAACGCAGGTGATGGTAGATTATTTTTAGGTAAAGAGAAACAATTGTCACCAGATAATATAGTTAATGAAGCGAATATAGCTGTAAAACAAGTTAAGGATTATTTTGAAAAAGCAAAAAAAAATCCAAAATTAATTAAATTTCACAAAAAAGAATTAGGTAGAGCAGGTAGCGCAGAAGAAAGAAAAAAAAGAGCGGGTCTCACATCTCCTATTAGAAAAGGTTTTCCAGTATTTAAGTTTGATAAAACAGACTTATTTAAAAAAGGAGGAGCTGTGCGCATGGCCATTGGCGGTGATCCGTTGCAAAATATTAATCAACAACAGTTCACACCTGATCCTGCTATAGACGAGGACTTCTTTCAACAAGCGGTTGAGTCAGGTAACTTGACAGCGTTTAATCCTACAAAACTATTTAAAGTCTTTGGTAAGGTTGATGCTGTTGAAACACCAAAGAAAAAAATTGAAACAGATGCACCGCAAGGACCACCAGGTACGACCCTACCTGCAACACAACAAATGCAACCATCAGACTTTGCTTTTAAATCTTTTACGTTAGATGTTATCAATGATCCTAATGCACCAAAGGCAGCAAAACCACAAGACTGGATGAACTTTTTCAAAGGTAAGGCTGCACCTGAAGCAGAGCTACGTGACACAGGATTAATGCAGTTTTTAGAAGACTATGCGAAATATTATCCAGATCAAAAATTAACACAGCAAAGACTAACTGATTTTTATGAACAGTCACCTATGGGTAATATTAGTATTAAGGTAAAACAAGAGGGCACAGGAGTACCAGCAGATCCCGACTACTTAAATTTTGTCGGTAGACCTAGACATCAAAACACCGGTAACCAAGATCTCGATAATGTTGGCACTAACTATCGTGAGGTAGTTGTGCAGTCAGGACCATTACCTGGTGAGACAAAACCATTTGTAGAGAGTGGACATTTCCAAGAGCAAAACGTCATTGGATTCACTAGAGTCGCAGACTATAAAAATGTCGATGGTCAAACCGTTGCAGTAATACAAGAACTGCAAACTGATATGCTTACAAAAGTTAGAAAAGAACAAGAACGTATAGCAGCTTTATTAAAAAGAATAGAAAAAGTTAAAGAGAGAGCTGAGCAAAGAATAGCTTCTGGTGATGCTTACGAAACAGATGCAGGTCAAAGAATGTTAAGATCTATTAATAACCAGTTTCCTAGTGGCACTCTACAAAAATTACAAGAAAATTTAAGTGCCATAAAACCTTTTCCAAATACTGCTGGATTAGATCAAGTTCCTAAATTTGCAGAACAATTACAAAGCTTACAAAAACAAATTAACGATCTAATAAATGTAGAACTAAAAAGTCCTAATCCACAAACACCTTTTGCTTTAGAACAATTAGAAAATCAACAATCGATTGTGCTTAATAATTTATTAGACCTAACAAGAAACACAGAGATGGAAAGAGAATTGCAAGGTCTTAAAGTTCCCTCTAGTAGAGAAACAGATGAACTGCAAGAGTTTGCAGGAGGAAGTGATACGTTTAATGTAGAATATGGAGGCTTTAAAGATTTAGAGTTGTTTCCACCTGTGCCTTTTAACAAACAGCCTGA